TGATGCAGTAGACGAGAGCAACGTGCTGGACGTGCTGAGAGAAGTGCTTTATATGCACGACACAAACCGTGCTGAAATTGATTATCTGTGGAGATACTACAGAGGCGAACAGCCTATAAGATTCCGCGAGAAGGAAGTAAGACCTGAGATTTGCAACAGGATAGTGGAAAACAGGGCGAATGAAATTGTGTCGTTTAAGGTTGGGTATCTCTGCGGAGAACCTATCCAGTATGTAAGCAGGAGCAGTGAAGAGAAGATTGTTGAGCAAATAAACCAGCTCAATGAAATGATGTTCTCCGAGGATAAAGACGCAAAAGACCAGGAGCTTGTTGAGTGGCAGATGATATGCGGTACTGCTTTTAGGCTGATTACCCCTGATGATAAAGGGGAACAGGAGAATGCACCTTTTGAAATTAACACATTAGACCCTAGGGATACATTTGTTGTTTACTCAGAGGAGATAGGCAACAAGCCCCTTATGGCGGTCAAGATAGGCAGGAATAAAGACCGTAAGGTCAGGTATTCTATATACACGGATAAGATGTATTTCAGAATTGAGGATATGAGGATATTGGAGAGTAAACCCCACGTTTTGGGTGTGATACCAATATTTGAATATCCTGCCAACAACGCAAGGCTGGGGGCATTTGAAATAGTTCTTCCTCTGCTTGACGCTATCAATAACGTTGTGAGTAACCGCCTTGATGGCGTTGAGCAATTTATACAGGCGTTCATTAAGTTTGTGAATTGCGACATATCGAAAGAAGAGTACAAAGAGTTTTTGGAGCTGGGTGCAATCAAGGTTAAGTCGGTTGACGGTCAGAAGGCAGATGTGGATATGGTCACAACGGAGCTTAATCAGGAGCACACTCAGACACTCAAAGAGGATTTGTACAATGCCGTACTTACTATTTGTGGTATGCCTAACAGAAACGGTGGCTCTTCCACAAGTGACACTGGAACGGCTGTATTACTACGAGATGGGTGGTCTCTTGCGGAAGCGAGGGCTAAAGATTCGGAACACATGTTCAAGAAATCAGAAAAGAAAATGCTGAAACTAGTATTGAGGATTTGTAGGGATTGTGCTGATTTTGATTTGAAACTTGGTGATATAGCGATGAAATTTACCCGTAGGAATTACGAGGCTATTCAGAGCAAATCACAAGTGCTGGTATCAATGCTGCAACAGCCTAAAATCCACCCAAGACTTGCATTCTTACATTCGGGGCTATTTACGGACGCTGAATCAGCGTACGCTATGAGCAAAGAATATTACGAGGAATGGGAACAGAAAAACAGTGTTAGTGAAAACACTTCAAAAAACGCAGATGTCAGTCAAGACAATAAAACAGAAAGTGAGAATAAAACATGACATTACAGGAGCTATTAAAAGACAGATACAAAGAAGGAATGGATGCAAAAGAGATAGAGGCAGCGTTAGGTGATTTTACCTTGCCTGAGGACAAATCAGCTGAAATTGAAAAATTAAAGAACGCTGTGTCTAAGGCTAATAGTGAAGCTGCCGAACACAAGAGGAAGCTAAGGGAAACGCTATCCGATTCCGAGCAGAAGGCTCAGCAGGAGGCAGACAGGGTGGCGAAACTTGAAGCAGATTATGCTAAGCTGCTTCACGAATCTACAGTCACACAGCGTAAGGCAGACTTCTTAGCATTAGGATATGACGAGAAGTTGGCTTCCGAGACCGCTGAGGCGTTAGTTAGTGGAGATTTCGCTACGGTTTTTGCTAATCAGGGTAAGCACCAGTCAAACCTTGAAAAGAAATATAAGGTTGACGCACTAAAAGAAACACCTAAACCCGAAGGTGGAACTGGTGGTGGAATTGACTTTGCTAAACTTACGCTTACGGAAAAAGCGAAAATGAAACTAGAAAACCCAACATTATTCAATGAATTATCACAGAATTAGGAGGAAATGATTTATGCCAAAAAGTTACTTGAATTTTCCGTTTGACGCGGAATTGTTTTTACAGGCGTGGGGAAGCGCACCTGACCCTGTAAAGACCGCAATGCTTAATAGTGGGGCATTGGTAGAAGACCCTACAATTGCGAGCCTTATTCAGAATGACGGTAATTTGTACACTATTCCATTTTACAACGTGCTTGCGGGTAACGAAGTAAATTACGATGGTAAGACAGATATTACCTCTACTGAGACTAGTGCAGATTCTCAGACAGGTGTGGTTTACGGTAGAGCCGCAGGACACACCGCTAGAGATTTTGTAGCTGAGTTATCAGGAGCCGACCCATTCGGTAATATTGTAAACAGTGTTGCTGATTTTTGGGCTAAGAAGCGTCAGGCAAAGGTTATCGGTATCTTAAACGGTATTTTTGACATTACTGGTGACGCAGACTGGGCTAAGCATACCGTTAACATTGCAAAGGCTTCTGGTGCTGCCGCAAAGATTGCTGAAACCACTCTCAATGATGTTATGACCGACACTTTGGGAGACAATAAAGAGCTTTACTCTATGGCCATTATGCACTCTAATGTTGCTAAGACACTTGAGAACATTCAGGCGTTAGAGTATTGGAAGCAGACAGATGCCAACGGTATCCAGCGTCCTATGAGACTTGCCAGTGCCAATGGATTGCTAGTCATCATTGATGACAGCGTACCTGTAGACACCTCTGTCGCTAATCTTCCTAAGTATACTACCTACCTGTTAGGAAAAGGTGTATTAAGGACAGCAAAGGGCAGAGTTGATGTTCCTGTAGAAAAGGTGAGAGAGGCAACTAAGAACGGCGGTCAGGATACTCTCATCACAAGACTTAGAGAGACAATCCATCCAAACGGATTCTCATTCAAAGTGCCTGATACTGGTTGGTCTGAGTCTCCAACAGACGCTCAGCTTTTTGATAAAGCTAACTGGGAGCGTAAGTTCAATCATAAGGCTATTCCTATGGCAAGGCTTATCACTAACGGCTAATTAAGAGGAGGTGGATAACATGACGGAAAGCGAAAAACTAACTACGCTGAAAGCTATGGTGGGTGGTTCTGATACAGACGAAGTGTTATCCGCCTATTTGAATATAGCTGGTAGCAAGATACTTGCCAAAGCATATCCTTACAATGACGGAATAGAGGAAGTGCCTAAGAAATATCACACTTTACAGTGTGAGATAGCTGCATATCTCTTAAATAAGAGAGGTGCAGAAGGTCAGAAGACGCATTCTGAAAACGGAATATCACGAACCTATGAAAATGCAGATATTCCAGAATCAATGTTAAGAGTGGTTACACCTTTTTGCGGGGTGGTGAAATGAGAACATTGAATCGCAATAAGACAGCTTTTTATTATGCCTTGTATGAAGGCAAAGAACCTATGGTTGATGATTATGGTAATGCTACAGGGGAATATGAGGTTAAATACTCGAAACCCCGCAATTTCTTTGCTAATATCTCAGCTGCAAACGGTAAAGCCGATGTGGAACAGTTTGGGGCAAATGTTGACTATGACAAGATTATAGTGGGAGACAATATATTCCCTCAGATTGACGAATACTCCATACTATGGATTGATACCGCCCCTGTTATTGATAATGAGGGTAAAACGGAAACCCCACACGATTATGTGGTTAAGAAAATAGCGAAAAGCCTTAACAGTATATCCGTTGCCGTAAGTAAAGTTGAAGTATCGAGGTAGAGTGATGGGCAGGAAAGTAATCAGTTTCAGTTTATCGGAAGAGAGCATTGCCGAAGCAATAAGAGATTTGAATAGCTATAAGAATGATATCGTTAAGAAATCAGAACAACTAAGAGACCGAGTAGCTGAGCGGATATCCCTTGAAAGCCAAAGAGGGTTTGACGGAGCGATTATCTCAGATATCATAAATGGAAGTCCTAAGTACGCTAAAGTCAGTGTCTCCGTTGAAAAGACTGGCGCTATGACACTGGTTATAGCTAAAGGCGAAGACGCAGTGTGGGTTGAGTTCGGAGCAGGCGTGTATTATAACGGCTCAGCAGGCAGTTCCCCACACCCTAAAGGATCTGAGTTAGGTTTTATAATTGGTGGTTACGGCTACGGTATGGGTAAAAAGAAGACTTGGGG